AATGCTGATGGAATTGAAGCGGGTATCATCGTAATCCACCGCATATTCCAGCTTCCCGTCAATGGCTTCCGCTACATCAAGGACAAGTTGGGCAAACTGCTTGTAACTGGTGAAGCTGACAGGAACACCGGAATCCAGCTTTTCAAGGAAGCCCATAGCAGAAGCGATCATGTTCTTGTCATTCTTGGTGCCGTAAAGGACACGGTTCATGAAAAGGCGCTGGTTCTTGAACTCACCGGACAGGATTTTGAAGGACACGGCCAGCATGGGGCGGTTGGGATCGGCCTTGGTGCCTTTGATCTCCATGCTTTCCAACTTCACTTCATACTTGCCAGCGGGAATGGTGGGGAAATCACCGCCGCCGTTCTTCTTGGCATCCTCCACATCAGCCTGAAGGCCCTTCAGATCAACAGAACGATCAATCTTGTCAAAATCAATAGCCATAGTTTTTTACCTCCAAAAATGTTGTTATGTTCAAATGGTTTTGAGAATATCAGCCAACCCATGAAACAGGCCGTTCACAAGTTCAGCGGTTCCCTTGGCCCGGTTCATAGTGTCAACTTCTTCTTTCGTAGGGGCAAATTCCTTATCAGGGGCAAACAGATCATCGGTCAGAACCCCATCCAACAGATGATTCAACGCCGCATCAAACATCACTTCATAGAAATCATCGTGGTTGGCGGCATAGTTGGCAATCGCCACCTTTGCGGCGTTCCGGTGAAGCTGGATCAGGGATTCCGGGTCAGCATCAGGCGGGGGGGGGATCAGGTTTGCACACACCTGAATCTTGCGAATCAGGCCACGGCGGTTCATTTCTTCTTTGAACCTGTTCAAAGCATCGTTTTTCATGTTGTGTCCTCCTTATATTTGGTTGGAAATGATGGTTTTAATGCGCTTCACATGGTCTGAAAGCAACTCCCGGTTCATCCGTTTCCATCGAAGAATGTTGGAAATGCAGATCAATTCATCCTGAATGTCCTGAAAGGCTCTGTGATTGCTTTCAAGGTCAGCTTCATAGGAAGCAAGGTCTGTGTTCTCACCGGCCTTGGCCGATTTGACTTCTTCATCAGCTTTTTCAGCGTATTCCCGGAAATACTTGGCCGCTTCATAGCCCATGTATTTTTCAACCAGATATTCAAAATCACGGGCCTTGAAGATGGTTTCAGGCTTCCCGGCAATCATCAGCACATCAGCCATTATTCTTCACGCTTCTTCCGGGTACGGCGGGGCGGGTTAGCATCCGTCTTGGGTGCGGGTTCCTCTGCCTGTGCCTTGGGGCGATCCCACAGGGGGCAACCATCGGGGCCGCCTTCCTTGTGGCAACGGTGGCCAGCGTCAATGGACGGACAAAGGGGGATTTCCGGGTTCTGGTCATGCTGTTTGAAAATGCGATCACCGTCCGGGCATTTGGGAAGATCGTTCCAAGGCGGGGTGTCACCGGTGGCCGGTTCATCCACGGGAACAGAATCACCACAAGCCGCCTTTGCCGCATCTTCAACCGGATCATAGTTGTCAGCCGGGGGCGGGGTTTCAGTCTTGGCCTTTCTGCCCCTTCTGCTGGGCGCTGTGGTGGGCGTGTCGGTGGTTTCAGGTGCGGGGGTAGCCGGGGTATTGCCGCCACGCTTCACGGCTCCTGCGGCCTTCTGGTTGGCTTCCTCGTAGACTTCACAGAAAGCGTCATAGGTCAGCGGGATTTCCTTATCACGGACAGTCAAACGGCCACCGCCGAAGATCACTTCAGAAGTCTTGAAAGACAGCACTCGTTCATCATCGTCCGCCACGATACGGGCCACCAGATCAACCATACCGGCCACCTTGTTTGCCACCTTATCCTGAAGGTTCGGCTTGATAGAACTGATCTTATCGCCGCCCTTGCGGGTCAGGTCACGGCTTCTGTCCTCATGGCTGATCAGGATGATGTTTTCATAGTCCAGATTCACAAGCCGCTTCAGGGTGTTCAGGAACTCGCTTCTGACCATATCCCACGCACGGAAGGAATCATCAGATTCATGCTTCCAGCCCTGACGGTCACAGATGTAAACCCGGCACGATTCATAAACATCTTCCAGAAGGTCAACCACGATGGTTCGGAAATCGTTCTGTTTCTTTTCCAGTTCGGCCACGGCATCCATGAACACTTCATAGGCCAACTTGCGCTTGGTGATACGGCCTTCCACCGTAACGGTGTCACGAATGGCGATATAGGGGGCATCCACAAACTTGATGTTGCCATCCGTGTTCAACATCAGGGGATCGGGGAACTGATTGGCAAAGAAGGTTTTGCCGCTGAAGGGTGCGCCGTAAAGCCACACAACCTTCTTCTTGGTGGCGTTCAGATCACGGCGTTCATTCTTGGGAAGTAACATATAATCCCATCCTTTCTGACAATATTCTTCATACTCACACCATCCACAAAAATGGTTTGGGTTCTTGGGAAAGTCTGTGGCTTCAACCATGTGCTTCACATCGGTCAGGAAGTCCACAATCTTCATGGGGTTATACTGAACCGGCATCAGCGTTGGTTCAGCATCTTTCAAGGCCGCTTGCAAGCGGTCACGGAATTGGGAAAGGGTTTCGGTGCTTTTCTGCCTGATCTTGGGCTTGGGAACAATCAGGAAATACATATTTCTGATCCGGTGGCCGGGATGGGTCAGTTCATACCAATACTTGTATTCGTGAAGCTGGCCGGAAACGGCGTAGTTCTTGGCGTTGTTGGAATACTTGAAATCGTACAGATCAAACGCTTCAAACTCGGTTATATCCCCATCGGTGATCAGGCCATCCAGCTTCAGGCCCTTCCCCACGGGAACCAGATAATCCATGAAGCCGATAAAATCAGCGTTCCCGATTGGAAGTTCAAAGGTTCCGCCCGGTGGTAACATGGCCTTTGCCTTGGGGATCATGGTTTCCAGCTTCATCATTTCATGAATGTGATCATCCGTCAGAACCGGGAAGCTGTTCTTGTAGAAGTCAAGGGCCTGTTCAACCCCTTCTTCAATGCCGGTGTGAAGGGCTGTGCCAAGGATCAGGGCGTTGTCTGCATCCGTGTTCGGGATCGTGTCTATCCCTTCCACATATCGCAAGCGGTATTTGTATGGGCATCTATCAAAGACTTCAACCCGGCTGTGGGAAACTCGCATTGTTTCACCCCTTTCACAATAGTCTTGAAGGCTTCAAAGCCTTCCGGGTAAAGGATGAACCCGAACCCCTGTGAACCGTTGATTTGGGCCAAATTACGCTTCTGAAGCACAGACGGGGTTCCATTGGTGGCCTTCAACTCCACTTCAAGGGCAATACCCTTCACGGTGATCCGCATATCGGGAAGGCCGCTTTTCACATACCGGCTTCCACCCCAACGCTTTTCATAGAAGCCACAGGGCGGGGCGCTCATGCGGTCAACTGGTTCACCCAAGGGATAAATCCCTTCACTTTCCAACCACTTCTTCAAGCGGTTTTCAAAGTTTTTTTCACCGGCCATCGGAATCACTCCCAAGGTACGGTTGAATACTTTGCATCCGCTTTTTACACCGTTTGCAAATGTAGTGGTAAATGGTGGTTTCATCTCCCCGCCCGGTTCCGCCGCTGAAATGATAGCCGTTGCTGATCCAATCATGCTGTTCACAGGGGCAAAGGATTTCTTCAAGTTCTTTGATCCGTGCGGTATGGGCCAGCAATTCAAGTTTTCTTTTACCGAACATCGGCTTCACCTTCTTCCTGTTTGGGAACATAGTCCTTTGCGGCTTTTCCCGGCTCACAATGCCAATGGCGGGAACAGCAATGGGGAATGGTGCCAATGACGGAGCAATAACCGGGTTCATCGTGAACACAGGTAGCGCAAATATCAATCTGCTTTTCCATCGGCTCACCTCTCCAACATCTGAATCAGGCTGTGAATACCCCTGACTTGGGCGAAACCCTGAATTTTTCCAGTTCCAGCGTAGAATTGAAACAGTTTATCATCAGACTTCCGCCAACAATGGAAATGTCCGGTTTGCTCATTCTTCAGTTGGTATTCAATGCCGTGGGCTTCAAACTGCTGAATGGCATAGGCGATCCGGTCAGGGTTCTTTGCAACCCGTTCTGAATGAACCTGTTTGGCATGATCCTTCAGGGCATCCCATGATTCATCCCTTGCCATCGGCCCCACCGTCCTTCAGGGTGATCTTCACATAACCGGCCTTGGCGGTAGTCTTGGAACACTCGGAAGCAATGTCCGGGTATTTCTTCTTCAGCTTGGCGGAATCAATGCTGGTGGCATTGGTGGGCTTCACAAGGGTAAGGTTCAGAACATCGGATTCAAACTTATCCACGCCAAACTTCACCATTGCTTCATACAGCTTAGCCTTCATTTCCTTTTCCTGATCCTCAATGGCCTTCTTGTGGGCGGTCAGGGAAGCAATGGCGTTCAGGGTGGCAAGCTGGGTGTTCTTGAACTCCTGAAGGGCCGTTTCTTCATCGAAGGTGGCCGAACCACAGGCGTTCGGGTTTTCCTGACAGGAATCAGGGCAAGTGTGGAACTCCGGGCATTTGTGGCAACACCCATCGAACTTTCCACGGGGGCAAGCATTTTCACATTTGATCATTTTTCTGGTTCTCCTTTCAGATAAACATTCAACTGCTTCAGGCCGAAGGCGGAAGCGGCTTCATGGTTGTCAAAATAAATGTCGATCTGGTTTTCACCGTATTTGTCAATCACCCATTGAGCGGGACGATCCTGAACGATGTATTCACCCAAGCCTTCCACTTCCACCACGGTTCCCAAGGGAAGCGGGGAAGCACAGGAAACACCGGCTTTCAGTTCCACACCAGCGGCACCATACACAATGCCGTTGGGCCGGTTCTTGGCCCATTCGCCGCAACACTTTTCACAGGAACAATAGGCGGTAATTCTGAAACTGCCCAACAGCACCGGTTCAGGTTCGGCGGGTTCTTCCACCAACGGGGTTTCCACCGGCTCCAAGGTCACATCCGGGGTCACGGCGGTAAGCTGATCCTGTTCAATGGTGGCATCCGGGGCGGGTTCTCTGACGATTGCAGAACAGCGCCCGAACACGAAGCCCATTGCAAGGCCCATCAGAAGGGCCACAAGGAACATCCGCCTGAACCATTGATCACGGGCTTTGCGGCGCTGTTGCCGCTTGCTCATACTTTCTGAATAGTTCATTTGACACACCTTCTATTTCGGTTTTGTTCTTCAGCGGTTGCCCATCGGCAGTTATCAGGGGAATAGCCTTTGTCATTGTCTATCCGATCAATGGTCAGTTCATCGGAATAACCGTGCGACATGGCCCAATCGTGGAAGGCTTGAAAACTGTTGCGCCATTCATCACAGACAGCAATTCCACGGGAACCGTAATACTTGAATTGCGGAGTATTGGGGTTGAAACAGCGGCTTTTCATATCCTCCCAAATCCCATATAGGCGGGAATGAATCATTCCGTGGGTAGAACGCAAGCCGTTCTTCAAGGCGGTTTTGTGAACGCATCCACAAGAAATCGTGTGGCCTGATCGTAAGTTCCAACCAAGAACCACGGTTTCATTGCCGCAATCGCAACGGCAAAGCCAAGCCGCTTGTTTGTTGGGGCTTTCTGCTCTGGAAAGAACCAACAGATTTCCAAAGCGTTTTCCGGTTAAATCAATCATCGTCTTTCACCTTCTTCATACTTGCGGAACAATTCATCCGTGTAATCTCTGCGCTGTTTTAAGGCTCCAAGAATATCTTCTTCAACCGTTCCCGGACAGATCATCAGGTAATAGAAACAGGGCCGTTCTTGCCCAAGGCGGTGAATACGCTTTTGGGATTGCTCCCACAGTTCCGAACCTTGGGGAAGGCTGAAGTAAATGATTTTGTTGGCAAGCTGGAAGTTGCCTCCCATTGCACCGGCCTGATACTGAATGAAGGTAATGCTGTTGTGCTGGTATCGGTAAGCATCCAAGTTCTTTTCTTCACCGGAAAGAACAGACACAGGCCGGTTCAGGCCCTTGGCAATCCCCTTCAGGCGTTCCATTTCTTCCGTGAAGTTATAGAACACAATCAAGCGATCTTCCGTGCTGTTCGCCAAATCCCGGAAGGCTTCATAACGGGCCGGGTTGTATAGGCCGCAAAGCTGACGGGCATAAAGGCGGCGGGTCAAACTGGTATCGCCAATCAGTTCCCGTTCACAATGGGCATTGGAACCGTAGAAATCAGCATCCAGTTCAAATTCACCAAGGTTGGCGCTGTCAATCGCAACATAGCGATCATTCCAAAACTTCCAATAAAGGGGTGAAGGGCGGGTTTTGACCTTGATCCAGTTCCGTTTTGGAAGGCTGATCCCAGCCTGTTCGGTAGTCATGAAAACGGCCCCATGTTCGGCCAGCTTCATCTTCAGCCGGTCAACATTCTTATAGCCGGTAATCTGCTTCCGCCAAAAACCATCGGTTTCCACCCATTCCGTTTGAATGTACTGCTTCCAGAACAGTTCCTTTGAAATCTTCCACCCCAACAGTTGGCATTGGCTCCACAGGTTTTCATACTTGCCGCCCGTGGGGGTGCCTGACAGAAGGATCACATTATCCGGTTTCAGCCCAAGAATGAACTTTGACCGTTTGGCGTTCTCGTTCTGGATCAGGGAACTTTCATCCAACATCAGCGTGAAGCCGGTCAGGGTTTTCAGCACATTCCGCCTGAAGGTCAGTTCGTAGTTGATCACGCCACAAATCCGATCCGGGTTATCAACTTCCATTGCGGCCTTCATGAACCAATCAAATTCATTTTTCTTGGTCATGTCATAAATCATCCAACAATGGTTCATGGCGTAATTTTCCGTCATGTGTTCAATCCAGTCTTGAACCTTTGAACATTGACACACCAGAAGATTTACACGGCTGTTCAACTTCAGGGCTTTTTCGGAACCAACAAAGGTTTTCCCAAGGCCCATATCAAGGTAATAGGCCACCCGGTTCTTTCCCTCGGTTTCGTCAAGGGCCTGTTGCTGGTGCTGGAACAGGTTAATCATTGATCTGAAGGGAAGCACCCAAAACCTTTTTGGCGTGGGTGGTGGAACCGAACAGCTTCTTGACCACGGCGGCACAGAAACCGGAATAGTAGTCATAGGAATCTGCTTCCCCACAGGAAACAATGGTTTTGGTGTTGTCGGCCCACAGAATGATTGTCTTGGGGCCGCTGTAAATGACCTTCTTGATCTGCGGAAGGCCGATCTGACGGGAACGGCGGGTGTGATTTGCAACGCCGAAGGTGGCGTTAAGATCAGCCTTGATATATTCCATCATGGCATCCGGCAGAGTACCCGCCGCAACCACCTTGGATTCAGAGAACCAAAACAGGCCCTTGGAACTTGCGTCATTCGTCTGCTGAAAAAGCTCCACGCCAACCTTCTTGTTCTGCGAAAAGTAATTCTTCACCTTGCCGATGTAGCCGGTGAACTTGCCGCTGTATTCCGCATCGGGCAAGATTTTAACGATCATACCGATCTGAAGCATATAAACCATCCTTTCATCGGTGAAGCCATTCACGGCGGATATACTGAATCGCCGTTTCAAAGCCTTCAGACATTTCAGCGGGGCAATCCGGGTTGTGCTGGGCGCTCCGCAACTGCTTAATTGCCTTCTTCAGTTCGCCACGGGTGGCGTTAGGTGTGTAGGGGGGGGAATCAGGCGCAACCACATAGATAATGGCGAAGAAGCAAATCATATCAATGTTGGTGGCGTTCCTGATCAAATCCAACAGTTCATCACGGGTGTTGTCCATCGTTGTTCCCCTTTCAGGCCGTAAGGCCGAAGAAGGAATTGAACTGATCAGCGCCCACATAATCACGGAACTTGGTGGGGTTGATGTAGTAATTCCAGCAAGCGCCGGTTCCGGGAACGGCGTTCCCGAAAGGAAGAAGGCCACGCTGAAGGCCGATTCTGACGAACTGATCAGATTTTCCCATGCACCGGGCGGCTTCCTTCACGCTGATCTTCTTGATGGGCGGTTCCGCAACCGGGGCGGCTCCATAACCCATCAGGTAATCAAAGGAAACGCCGGTTGCATCGGCAAGGGCCTTGATACGGTCAGGGCCGGGGGTGTTCTTCCCGGAAAGGTATTGGCTAATAGCGGCCTTGGAAGCCCCGGCCTGTTCAGACAGGGCGGATTGGCTCATGTTGGCCTGTTCCATAGCGTTCTTCAAACGCTCTGCAAAGGTGGTCATTGTGCGTACTCCTTTCATTTTTCAAGATTTCCGTGTGTAAACACGGCGGACAGTAAGAAATAACATCCCGGCCAATGTCGGACAGCTTTTCGGGATAGGTCAGGGGAAACATTTCCCCGCACTTTTTACACCGAACTTGGCGGGTAATCATCATTGGTTATCACTCCTGTTCTTCAAAGGCCACTTCACATTCCCCACAGAGAACATGAACTTCCTTGGTGGCCCGGATGATGGTTCCGCAACAGGGGCAAACATACTTACGGGAACTTGATCCCCCCCCCTTCCGGGAACCCTTCAGCGGATTGGTACGGGGTCGAACCAGACAGAACCCGGATTTGCCAAGGGATTTCACGAAGGCTTCAGCTTGCGGGTTCAGGGCGGTTTTGTGCCATCCGTACTTTTCGCCTTTCTCCACGGTCAGGCCGTGGGCTTCAGCGGTTTCTTTGAACTTCCGGTTGTGGTAGGAACCAGATCGTGAAGTGTCCTGAACACCGTCTTGAAGGTTTTGAAGATGAACCATTTCATGGATCAGGGTTCCACAGGTTTCTTCAAAGGGCCGGTTCAGGTATTC